CCAAGCTACGGTCATTGGTGCAGGAGCTAGGCATTGGACTCTTTCTCGTGTCTCACCTGAAGCGCACACAGGGCAAGGCACACGAGGACGGTGGGCAGATCAGCCTGAGTGAGCTACGAGGCTCTCAGTCCATCGCACAGTTGTCCGACATGGTGATTGGTTTGGAGAGAGATCAGCAGAATGATAACGAGGAGAAGCGCAATACAACCACAGTGCGTGTCCTGAAGAATCGCTACGCTGGACTCACGGGTGCCTGCTGCTGGCTGAAGTACGACAAGGTCACTGGCAGGATGATGGAAACAACAAAACCACAGGAGGAAGCAAATGGACTCTAGTCCCATCTTTTTAGATGCAGAGACTAATGGTCTGAAGCCTACGAAAGTGTGGGTGGTAGTCACCATGCAAGACGGTGAACTACAGGAGCATTACGATGCTGAGTCCCTAGAGTACGCTCTGAGAGGGCATGATGACGTAGTAGGTCACAATCTACTGGGTTACGACATACCTGTCCTGAAGCGTCTGTGGGACATTGACATAAACAAAGAACGTGTGAAGGACACATTGGTCATGTCACGCCTAGCGAATCCACAGCTAGACGGTGGGCACTCTCTGAGAGCATGGGGTGAGAGACTCCAGTTTCCCAAGGGTGACCATAGCGATTGGTCGCAGCTATCGCCTGAGATGGTACAGTATTGCCGACGTGACGTAGAGGTTACAGCAGCACTCTACAAGAAGCTGGAGTGGGATCTGAGGCACTTCAGTGATCAGTCGGTGGAGCTAGAGCATGACGTGCAGGAGATCACACAGCAGCAGGTACGCAACGGATGGCTACTTGACAACCGTAGAGCTATTGAGTTAGTCGCTACGCTACGAGAGAAGCTATACGATCTAGAGGATGCCGTACAGGAAGCCTTCAGACCGCTACCGACATTTGTAAAGGAGATACAGCCAAAAGTAAAAAAGGATGGAGCCATCTCTGTCGTAGGTTTGAAGTTCTTGGGCGACTCTTGGGAGATCGTGGGTGGCCCTTTTTCTAGAGTAGACTACCCTGAGTTTAACTTGGGTTCACGGCAGCAGATTGGCAGATATCTAAAACACTATGGATGGAAGCCCTGTAAGTTCACAGAAACTGGACAGGCAATTGTAGACGAGAAGGTGCTATCAGGTATCACCGGCATCCCACAGGCTTCTCTGATCTCAGAGTACCTGATGGTGCAGAAACGTATAGCACAGGTGCAGTCATGGATAGACGCAGTAGATGAGGACACAGGACGTGTGCATGGTCAGGTCAACACTAACGGTGCAGTAACCGGCAGGATGACACACGCCAAGCCTAATCTAGCGCAAGTACCGGCATCACGAGCGCCCTACGGAGAGGAGGGCCGACTGTCCCTGAAGGACATAAACTTGTGGGTTTTGACGCTAGTGGCCTAGAGCTACGGATGCTGGCTCACTACATGAATGATGAGGACTATACAAATGAGGTCATTGGAGGAGACATACACACTGCTAACCAGCAGCTTGCAGGACTTGAATCAAGAGATCAGGCTAAAACTTTCATCTACGCACTGTTGTACGGAGCAGGAGACGCGAAACTTGGTACGGTGGCGGGAGGAGGCGCAGGTGCTGGTAGACTGCTTAGAGAACGATTTATGTCTAATCTCCCAGCATATGCAAATCTTAAAGGACGAGTTGCACAAGAGGCAGCACAGGGTTGGATCAATGGCCTAGACGGTAGGAGACTATGGATTCGCTCTGAACACGCAGCACTGAATACTCTATTGCAGAGTGCCGGTGCATTAGTTATGAAACAAGCCTTGATTACTCTGGATAAGTATGCTAAACTATGGGGTATGGATTATAAGATCGTAGGTAACATCCACGATGAAGTCCAGACCGAAGTCCCAGCATCACAAGCAGAGAAGTTCGGGCAGCTTGCAGTCTCTTGTCTAGAGGCAGCAGGTATACACTTTAACCTAAACTGCAAACTTGCAGGGGAGTATCAAATTGGAACTAGCTGGGCAGAAACACACTAACATCAATCCGAATACTGGTAAAGTCTTTTACTACAAGGACAATCCTAAAACTAAAAAAGCTGAGAACGCCTTACAGATGTACGTAGATGGTAAGTACGTCCCTAAGTCACATCCGCTACACAAGCCGGGACGCTACAAGGGATTCACTGACGCAGCCTTCAGTTCTCTACAGAACTACGAGCTTGCCAAGCAGGGTCAAGTGTACGTACTGGTTAACCCAGCATTTCCGGGCTGGTGTAAAATAGGGATGGCTGTGGACGCAGAGGATAGGCTCAAGCAGTATCAGACTAGCTCTCCCTACAGAGACTATGAGTTGATTAAGGCATATGATACTGATGACCGACGAACCGCTGAGAAGGCTGCACATGAGCTTCTAGCGCAGTCACATGAACGTAAGGGCGAGTGGTTCTACATTCAACACCCTGTCGCTACAGAAATACTGGACGGACATTTTAATGAAAACAGTTAACACAGTTGTTGATGACATCTACGAACTGATGACCACAAAGTCTGCTGATGAGTCAGTGGACGTTGAGGCAGAGATTGACAAGTTCGGAGAGGCTGTCAAACAGCTAATGCGTAATGAGTTCATGCCTGATGCGCCTCGTGACGGACGTAAGCTACGCCTGTCCAACATAGGCAGAGATGACAGGTACTTGTGGCATCACTACAACGACACGAGTGCAGGAGAGGAGATCCAAGGGCATACGTATGTGAAGTTCATGTACGGACACCTGATTGAGGAAATGCTCTTGTTCTTGTGTCGCATGTCGGGGCACACGATCACTGATGAGCAGAAGGTATGTCAGGTAGAGGGCATCACTGGTCACATGGACTGTCGTATAGACGGTATCGTGACTGACATCAAGTCTGCAAGCACTTATGGCTTCAGGAAGTTCAAGAGAGGTGCTATAGCCTACGAAGATCCATTTGGCTACGTTGACCAGTTGAAGGCGTATGCCTACTCAGAAGGTGAGACTAAGTTCGGATGGTTAGTCATGGACAAGTCCAATGGTCACCTGACGTATCTGAAGTACGATCTAGAGGACACAGAGGCACCAGTATATAGAACCATCAAAGGTGACATTGCCGAAAGGATACGTCACGTAAAAAAGCTCGTAGAGGCAGAGGAGATACCACCAGTATGCGCGGAACCATTAGCAGATGGCAAAAGTGGAAATATGCGATTACCCGCAAACTGTTCCTACTGTCAGTACAAGCATTCATGCTATCCAGAACTGCGTACTTTTCTGTACTCAAGCGGGCCAAGGTTCTTAACGGAGGTGGTTCATGAGCCTAAAGTCCAAGAGATCACGTAAGCAGAGTATCTATAGGTCTGGACTAGAGAAACGCTTTGCACAGTCAGCGCCTAAGAAACGCTATCTGTACGAGCCATATGATGTACCATACGTGATGCACAGGAAGTACAAGCCAGACTTTGTGGACAAGAAGACGGGTGACTACATTGAGACTAAAGGATTCTTTAGGACAGGAGACACCCAGAAGTATACGTCTATACGTGACAGCATCAAGCCAATCAAGTTAATCTTTGTCCTGTCAGACCCTAACAAGAAGGTCAGGAAAGGTTCTAAAATTACGATGGGACAGTGGTGTCACAAGGAAGGTTTTGAATTTTACACAGTTGACGAGTATGTAGATCATGTCACTAACAATGGATGAGATCAAGGAGAGAGTGTTGAGGCAGTATGATGTCGATGACCTAGTGGAGGCGCTAGACATCTCTGCTGAAGAACTGCTGGACAGGTTTGAAGATAAGTTTATCAACAGGCTGCATCAGTTTGAAGAAGATACAAACGGAGACGAATGGGATGAGTATTGATAACATAACAGTACAGGAGTGGAACAAGATGGGTTTTAAGACTATTAAAGACAACGCCACCAATGAGCTTGACAACGAGCCTAACGACCACCCATTGTACGGAGACTATAAGTACGACAATGTACACCGACCAGAGCATTACAACACTGGTAGCATGGAATGTATCGACGCTATCAGAGGTATGTTGACAGATGACGAATACATTGGTTACCTTAAAGGTAACGCTATGAAATACCTGTGGCGCTCTAGTTACAAAGGTAAGCCTGTTGAAGATCTGAGGAAAGGCAGATGGTACGAAGAACGATTGATTACGCATATGCTGGAGAACCCTAGTGACAAGTAAGGTAGGCGTACAGGATTACTTAG